CGCTGAGACAGCGTTGATCGTGTCTGTGAAGATGCCTGCCATCTCATGCCACTTGCGATCTCTTGATGCCGAGCAACTGGTTTATCCGACCCATTGAAGCGACAGGTGCGGAGATGTTCATGTCTTGAAAACTATTGAAGGAGTCCAAACTTCCGCGCTCACGGTACAGGCTCGCAGCCATGAGCACGACACCAGCTTTAACTGCAGCATCAGGGACGGTCGTAAGACTGTCGTGATAGCCGGCCTGAACTCTGCGCTTGAAACTCCAAGCATTTGAGGCGTTGACTGATGAGGTCATGAAGAGTGTGTCATTGGCGGTCGCTCCGCTAATGCCGAGAAACTCGGTGAGATCGCTGACTGTGATCCATGTGCAGGTCTGAGTCCAGACGAGCGAGCCGACAGGATCAGCAGCAGATCGTGGAAGGTCGTCGCCGACATCGTTAAAAAGCAACTGGTTCGGAATGATGACATCCGAGTCAAAAAGGTAATCGCCTTCTTCGTCAATTCCGATGAACAAATAGGTCGGTACTGCATAGACAATGTGGGAGCCGTTGAGGCCATGTCCTAGACCTGACAATGTGATCGTTTGACCGATCGCGATGTCAGTGTTTTCAAGAGTCTGAACGACGGCGACGTTTGACAGACGCTGGTGGTGCGTAACTGTAAAAGTGGCCATCGTTCAGATCTCTCTCTTCGTCTATTCAATCTTATTCGTGGCGCTTGACGAACTTAGTCGCGTCAATCATTACGGAGGAAAAGTACCCTCTGAACTTTATGACTCGACCGAGCGCACCGTCTGCAAGTTCAACACTGACGGCCCCGCGCTGCTGTTCCCAGCACTCGAAGCCAGTGCTGTCACCGACATAGACTTGGTTTGAAATGTTGCGATCTACGACAAGGTTCAAGCCGAAAGCGTTGCCGTTGAAGTTGCTTGCTGCAGTTGTACCGAACGCGTTCTGTGGGCCAACATTCGGGAACAACGGACGACCGGAGTCATCGCTTAAAGCTCCAAGAACTGCGTAATAGTTTGGTGACATGACGAGCACATTGGGCAAGTTGCCGTTTGAGTTGGTCAAGATCTGCTCAGCTGAGTTGTAGATGAACGACACCCAATCAGCCGGAGTCGTTGCGCTGGTCAGCGTTTCGGTCTGGGTGACTCCGGCTTGGAAAGTCGTGCAAGCTGCGATGTCGGTGGCGTTCGCGTAGATACGCGCCATGTCGTCAATCAAAGCACCGAGAACTTCGGGTGAAGTAAAGTCCATTGACTCTTCGGACAAGTTGACATAGCCACCATAAAGGGCCTTAGTGATCTGAATGTCGTCCACGACGAAAGTGCCTTGATCGAGTGCGACGAGTTCGCCGTTGCTTGCACCGATGGTCGTGTGTGTGGTGACCTTCGGACGGATGAACACCTTGCCGGATGCTGGCATCTGGCGGACTCCCATTGCAGTAATCAACGGACGATAGTTAGCCACAAAATTGTTATAGATGGGCGAGATGATCGGCACTGGCAAGAGGCCAGGCGAGTCATTGCTCGTCACATTTGGAGCTGCTGCAACGATGCGCTGGTTGAACTCTGCGAACTCGCTTCCGCCAGCCAAGAACTTAACCATGTATTCGGCAGCGGTCGGCATTTTGAACTCACGCTTCGCTGTTGCGTATTGGATGGGAGCAGTGGGTACTGCTGCTTCGATTGCTTCTGACATTTCATCCTCCTCGGATGGTTGGGTTGGGGTTGATATTTCTTCTTCTTCGTCGGGTGCTTCCTCGTCTGGTGACGAGGCTGCGACTGAGAATATTTGCGCCTCGGTGTATGCCGGTGTCGTGACGACCGAGAGTTCAACGAACTTCGCTTCAGAGACCTCTAGCGTCCCGTCTGCGAGGCGCTTGAACTTGGTCGGCACTGCGCCAACTGAGACCGAATCTAGAGCGCCATCGGCGAGCAGTGCGAGAGCGTCGTCAGCTGCACGAGTGGCGCTTAGTTTGGCAACGAACATCATGCCTTCGGCGGTAGAGACTCGTTCGGTGACTCGTCCGATGACGCGTGTCTCGTCGTGATATTCAAGGAGCTTCGGCATTGGGCCATCTTCGGGAAGTGAGCCTTCAAGAAAGACGACCGATTCTCCACCGGAGAGAGTCGCTTTGACATTCCAAGGCACTGCAAGCCCAGTGATCTGGCGTGATGGTTCACCATCAGCGGACGCGTCCAGCGTGATTTGTTGAGCGGTCAATCTAATCATGAGGGCATCTCCTGAGGTGTTCGCATAGAGGCAGGTTCTTCAATGTCAATCTCTGAGCGATTCATTGCGACATCTTCTATCAGATCTTGGGTGTCAAATTCCACGAACCTATTGCGAGGCAGGATGTCTGTTCCGCTGAGAGTCTCTTGAATACAGTCCATATACAACTTGGCTCCGAGCAGATAGAGATCTTGCTTGGCCTGAGTGGCGTTGGAATAATTGTAGCCAGAAATGCCTATGCCCAGTAAGTAGGCGGGGACACCGATTGCCCTGCTGAGCTCGAGTGCGCTGAAGTTGCGAGCTTCGATGAGCTGGAGGCGACTTGGGTCGGTGTCAAATTGCTCATATTTTACGGCGCTATTTAATGCGCCGACAGCGTTCACGCGCCGAGCGTTTGACCATGCTGCAGCGAGCTCACCAAGTGACTCAGCGTCAAGTGGTTCAGAGCTGTCGGTCTGCTGTAAGTATCCTGCGACGATCTCATTTGAGGCGAAGCGTTCAGCGGAGCGATCCAATTTGATGGCGGTCTCTAGGACTCGGCGACCTGTCCAGAGGAACCCTTGAACGGGAGCGAGGAATTGGATGACATCTTGTGTCGGAATTTGGATGCCGTTGAATGTGATCTGGTTGGATTTTCCGAAGAACTGCGGGCCGGGCTGATCCAATGTGTCCACCATCTCGCAGGGCATCCACTGGAAAGCGAGAGGCCGTCCAGTGGCGGAGCTGCGTGATGTCACATAGAGGAAAGCGCGTCCGCGCATCATGAGATCCATGCACAGATTTGACATGACAAAGTTACGGGTCAGGGTTGGATCTGGGGTGTCCATCCATGATTCGTTTTCAAGATAGATCTTCTCGTACCGTTCGCCGTTGAACTGTGTCGTGTAATGGCGGAGGGGAAGTGAGCCGACGAGCGAGATGATCATCTGTGTCGCTCGAGACACGGTAGGCACAGACAAGGCCAGCTCTGAAGCCGCCCCGACGGTGTAACTCCAAAACTGGCCGAGTCCGCTTTGTGAGGCAGAACCTGCTGCAGCTTGAAGCGGTGCGTGTGCGAACGCGGGGGTCGCGTCTTGCTTCTTACTTCCGAAGAGTGCCATCGCTTGCGAGTCTCTCAAACTTGCAAGCGCGTGTCCACTAGGGTCAGCCGAAAGCCATCTGAGGTTTCGCTGATGCTCTCGGTCGTGATGTGAGCATGATTCCCCACACTGAACATCGGGCGAGCTCTATCGGGCCGGGTGACTTTTGCGAGCTGAGCACGATCGCTCCGCCAGTCTTGACTGCTACTGCTCGAGCGAAGTGTTCGGACAGTGCAAGGTCGCCAGTGTGGCGAACACGATCTTCCACGATCATCGCACGAGCTGCACCTGTCCACTTGATCAGTTCCGCATAGCCGACGATCGTCATCCGCCGGCGAAGATCTGGAGGGCAGTGGATCTCAAGCGATGGAGTACACGCAAGTTTGACGGATGGGTCTGACATTCGAGTCACGACTTCGGCCCACATCTGCTGGGCGGATTCCACGACGAACTCGGTCGTCACGATCACGCGCGTCCCGTCATACGCGCAACCGATCCCGACATAGCGTGATTCATCAACCGATGAGTCAATGACAAGCCACTGGATCGGAGGCATCGGATCTACGCTTTTCCGATCGTTCCACAGGTTGATCGGGAGATAGGAGTTGGTGCTGTCAACCCACAGATTCAGGTGGCCTCGGATGAACGCTTGACGGTTTGGCGAGTCAAACGCAAGCTCAAGCGCCTTCATCGTGATCGTTGTCCCGAGCGCAGGGTTCGCCCATCCCCAATAACGCCGATCCTCCAGACTCACTCCGGGCGGAAGTGACCATTCCGCGAAGTACAAAGATCCAGTCCTGCCTGAGTCAATCGCTGCCATCCCTTGCTCTCGAAGCTGTAAGAGCACTGTGGAGCCTTGGTCGCCGGCGGTGCTGAACATCATCATCATCGGGTTCTTCTTGATGGCGATTTGTGATGGCCTGAGCGCAGTAAACACGACCTCGGGACTGATGTCCCACAGTTCGTCCACGAGGATGACGGAGGCTGTCATTCCGTGAGCGTGAGCGGAAGCTGCGACGACTGCGATGGATGATCCGTCTGGGAAGTTAACTCGCTCGTCGCCGTTCTGCCATCGAACCTTGCACAGAAACTTGTCTTCAAGATCTCGGACAACATCCCGAAACAGGGCCATGCTTCGACGCTTCTGGTTAGCAACAATGACAATCGTCTGAGGCTCCTTCTGAATTGCTGCATACTCGGTCGCCATGAAGCCGGCGACAGCACGCATCACCAAGCTCTTGCCGTTTTGTCGAGCGGTACTGATGCAAGCCTCACGGAAGATGAAGTCACCGTTCTTGTCCAAGCTGAGAGCGTCATTGATCACGCGCTTCTGCCACTCCATGAGATCAAGATTGAGGACGCGCTTCGCCCACAAGGTTAGGGCAGGGCCGAAACTCTCGCCGGCTGGGACGGGCGTGACCAGTCTCGGCTCGATCCTGCCGAATGTTGGAATATCCGACTCCGATCCGCTTAGTCCCTGCTGGTTCAGGCTAGTTGAGGGGATTTCCGAGT